ATCCTTACCGAAGTTACAAGGTACCCAAGAACCAGCCTTATCACCATCTCCATAGAATGTAAAATCACCACAGAAGTTAATGTATTGTTTTCCGTTAGCAAGGAAAGGCTTGCTCTTGAGATAAACAACAGGCATCCAGTTGGTGGTCTTATCATCCCAATCATATGGATCTGATGTGAATGTCGTATGACTACGAACCCAAGTTCCATTAGCTGGAGTGGCCATAAAGATGGAACGAGAGAACGACATAGATAATGGCTTATCTGTTCTATTACCTACCGGTGATACCGCCTTATCAACCATACAAGCCATCACTCCAGGATAACCCTGTCCAGCCCCCGTACTCGGATCTGTAGGAGGAGTTTGTATACCAGAAACCCAATCCATCAACGGTGTCTTTGTAGTATCCTGCTGTGTATATCTGACTGCGTGTGTGATAAATAAATCATTATCCGTTACAGTAAGTTGAGGTTTATTCCAATGTGGAGTATTACTATCATATTCATATCTGAAAAACCGCATGTCATCAACCCCGGCAGCAACCCGATTTAAATACATCTCGAAGTACTGATAGTTATCTTCAGAATCTCCTGGTGTTTGTGGGTTGGTTTGATAGTGATCCCAAAGATTCAACGCTACCGGTTGATCCATCTCAGTTGTTTCCGGTTCGTAGTTTGTGTTATCATTCAAATCAGGTAACAGTGGATCCGGACGCATCTCATCACATACAACTTTCACCTTGTTATATATGATGTTCGAGGAGAGATCCGTACCACCACAAAAACTATCACCGTTCAGGAATGCTGTATCGCTTATATCAACATCTCCCATATCGGTATATGTGTTACCCAAAGCAACCTCGGCCGGAAGGATCCAAAGACGGGTGGATAATTCCATATTGTAATGACGGTAGGTGGTATGACCCATAGCCAACCCTTCATTACTTACTATCCACAACGAATCCTTATATGGAATGGCTGTCAATGACAGATAATCCATCATCTTCTCGAGTATCTCAAGATACTTATCAGGGTCACCATCCTCATTGATAAAGTTATCCTGTTGGTGAACTATATGTTTCATAGCAGAACCCTCAAGTGGGATGGTATAGAAATCGTTAGTAACGCTGTTGAAGTGAACCGTGTTTGTAATGTACACATCCTTGTAGGTTCCCAGTTTATAAAGCATCTTGAACATGGTTTCCTGTATGGTTTCAAGTTGATCTGTTCGTTCGAAGTTCTCATACTGTAATGTGGATAGGGCATCCTGACAGTTGAGGGAGAAACGATCTGTGATATGGTCATATTCCACATTCAACATCTCCGGAGTAGCAAACCCAGTCCATTCAACATCGTAACAGAACTTATCATATTTCCAGGGGAGAAAGTCGTGGAAGTAACGATTTTGTCTACCTGTAGTCGGATCTTCATATATGTAGTTTGTAATAGGTAAGGTCTCGCTTGTTATGGTGTTTACCATAAAGTCTCCCTGTTGAACCACCTCGTTCTTCCACTTCAATAACATAACCATCACGCCGTTGCCAATGGAGTTGATAAAATCGGTGTTGAGGTTTTCTTGAAGGAAAGATACTGTAGCTGTAGAACAACGATATGGTTTATGAACGTTATCGGTGTCGCCAGCATATTCAACAGTAAAAGGATGATCTGTCATGGTGAGGTTTACAACACTGTCTATATCAGGTACATAACGATATACCCGTGTCAACAGATCCATTCCTACACGTATCCGTTTAGTAGGATATGGACCAACGTTCGTGCTACGCTCATCCTCTCCTATAACTATTGCATTCCTGTCATTAGGGTTATAACCGGTGAATATAAGGACTTTATAGAGTTGTCCTTGGGGATCCACCGATTGATCTAACGAACGAAATATTCCTGAATACAACATATTATCTTACTCGTTTTGTTTTTCTATTTTGATTATCCAACACACCAACCAGGTCAGTACCACTGATATGGAAGGTAACAGAACCTTTAACACCACCGGCTGGAGCACTGTCATTCATCATGCGGAACAGGTTAGCTTGCTGGCGATTATTTAATATCATCTCACCTGGATTGACTCGGGCAAGGTGCATATCACCGATTCTACTACCGCTACCTTCAATGATACCACCACTGGCATACTTTTCGTTACTATATCCGCGGATGGTGGATACTGCACTTGCTATACCAGCTAACACAGTTGCTACAGCTGCGAGGTTGGCAGGGAACGGAAGTTCCATAGCACTGGCTACGCCATTTGCTGATGCCAAGGATACCAACTTACCTATCGTCTCCCCTATAATAGAAAGCATATCGCCTAATGCGGAAGCCCAGTTGGTGGATTCAGTACCTATCATCTCACCGAATGAGGAAAATATGGATCCGAGACCGGAGAACGAATCAGCCATCTCCTGGTTACGATCCTGTATCTCCTTACACATCTTCGTATACTCCTCATCAATGATCTTCTCGAGTTCCGTCATTGCTTCCTTGGCGCTTGCCTGTATCTCTGCTGATGGAAGGATAAATGGAGGTAACTGTAGTTCAGGTGCGGAAGCAAGGTAGTTATCAAGTAATGTGAGTAACTCTTTGGAGAAAGTCTCAACGTCAGACGCATCAAGCATACCATCAAGTAGATCACCAAAAGCATTTTTGAGGTTGGTATTACCATTTATGGCGACCTGCATCTCCATCATAGCTTTTTGATTCTGGAGATCCTCTATCTGCTTATTGATATCAGTCTGTACTTCTATATCGAATTTCTCATTCTTAAGTCTATCCTGAAGTTCCTTTATTTTGGCATCTATCTCGGCGATGGAACCAGCTACCCAATCCGGTGTATTATCCGTTTTACCTCCTCCACCTCCTCCTGGGATATGATTGATATACCGGAGATCTTGACGCTGGGTCTGGGTGTTTCTCAAACGGATATTACGTAAATCCTGGTTGAGCTCATTCACCTGTTTAATATCTTCATCCCTCAATTTCTGAGCCAACTCAAGAGCGCGGATCTCTTTTCTCCAGTATTTCTCGTCTGATGTGGTTGGAGAGGCGTTGGACTTACCGCGTCTGCTATCCTTTAACCTACGTTTATAGTTTTTCAGGGTGCGTTCAATCTCATCATCACCCCTCTTCTTCCAGCCGATAATTTCATCATATAATTGTTCCGGAGTACCCCAACCACCGTTGTCTCGAAGACTCCAATTTGTGAGGGATTTGAGTAATGCATCCTTTGCATCATTGATACGAGGGACAGCTGCATTGACTGCTGCCTCCAACTCCTTCTCTATACGCTTAACATCCTCGGCAGCACCTACCTCTCCTTTTCTTGCCCTTGTACGAGCCTCCTCCAGCTGAACCTCCAACTCCTTAATGGTATCATCATTAATAGTATTGAAAGTGCCGAGAGCATCCATAGCGTCATAGAGGTTCTTGGCTGCATTCCAGGCGGTTTGAAGATTGGATATAAGGTTGGAGAAGTCCATCTTACCAATTTGGTAACTCAACTGTCCGGCAGCACCAGCAGCACCTTCCATTGAACTCTTGAACTTATCAGTCCAAGCATCCGACTGTTTCATAATGCCTTCGGTAGCTTTGAAGGCTACACCTATAGCGGCGGCAGCACCAGCAGCATAAGGGCCAAATCTAGACAAGGCGCCCATCATATTACCCTGGAGGCCATTAAGAACGTTGGTGGTGTTCTTCACCGTGTCCTGTAATCTCTTCTGTGAATTGTAGGCACCTGTTAATTTGGTGCTATCCAACTTTTGGGTAGAACGTTGAGCCTTATCGACTTCGTTTTTGTATTTGGATATTTCCTGTTTGGCTTTCTCTATCTGCTGATTATGTTGTGACATATCAGCCGTGCCTTTGAAGGAATATGTGCCTGCACTCATTATAAACTACTTTATTTCAACATCTTTGCTATTGCCTCCGCTCTTTCTTTAAGTCGTTCTTTATCTTCGTTTTTCATCTCCACTACGTGTTCCTTCTTCGTTTCATCCCAAGGAAATTCCAATATATCCTGTAGTGTATGTTCGCTCTTCGAGAACATTGAGGACAGTGTGAACAACTGTAACCTTGTCTGTTCCCATCCATTGCGATCTGTTTGTTTGAGGCCGGAAAGTATAATAGGGATCTCCCAAAGATCCATCTTATCCATAAAGTATTCCACGCTTACCACCTTGTATTGGAAGCAAAGCATATGGAATAACTCGGTATAAGTTATACTTCGGCCTCCTTCGCTTCCCCCGGCTCAGGCTCCGGTTCTGTTAGCTTGTTATTATCATTCACCTTGATAATCCACTGGGTGAACTCACCGATCATATTGTTGTGCTCATCGAGGAAGTCGAGGAAGTCGTTGTAGTCAATGTTGGTATCACGGTTCGAACCGATAACATAGGAGTAGAACAGCATAACAATACCATTCAAACCATCACTTTCAACGAATGGGTGGCCCATAATTTGCTCATAAAGAATGTGAGCGCGAAGTGTTTGTTTTAGATTGAGTTCCTCAAAGGATTTAACATCTTTTAAATTCATATTCTTCCGATTTATTTATGTATGTTAATATAATAACAAACGGAGTAGATTTATTAAAGACACAAAAAAGAGACTCCTTCCGGAGTCTCTTCTTGGAAAAAGATATGACAACAACCAGTTGGTTACGATTTGGCTTCCTGTTTGGCAAGTGCACCAACACCCTGGAACTCTGCTGTATAGGTAGCATTGTCACCGGAAGGTGTATTAGCAACGAGGCTGGTAATGAGTACGTTGCCCTCTTTCATATAAGGATTGGTATGATCGGCATCCTGGTTGGCTGGTGTGTAGTTGGCAGCATCACCATCGGCAACGATAACGCTTTTGGCTTCTGCTTTCTTACCAAACACTACCTTGATAGGAGTCTTGGCAACCATAGCATTGAACAGGATATCATAATCCTCATCAGTGTAAAGGTTCTCGGTCGAAATAGACCAGTTGATTTTGTTGACGGTTGTGCTACCCCATTCACCGTGGTCTTTGGTATTGATATCCACTGTTTCAGCGGTCATAGTCAAAGTATGCGATGTGGCGTAGGCAATGCTCTTATAAGTGGTTGTTCCTTGATTAACCACAGGGATGAAAAGCATAAGGTCGTCACCCTTGATAATCTGTTTTGGAGTTACTTGTGGCATAATTCTAAACGTTTATTTTTATGTTCATTTTTATAATAATAATTTCTAACCCATTTTTCAAGCAAGAGTTGCTTCAATGTCAATATTCAACATCTGTGCATATCCATCATCGTATGCCTCTTCGTTCGAGCTGGTAATCCTCACTGTATGTCTGATACCGTTGAAGGTGCCCATTCGGAGGAGTAACCGGATGACTTCATCCAATATCTCGACACCTTGGAGATACTCCTTGGATACAATGTTGATTTGATAGGATATAGTGGTAGTAGGACCATCCTTTGTTTGTGATGGACTGATACCAGTTCGGTTGTATGTCATAAAAGGTAGGGAAGTTCCTTCCTTTGCCAACATAGGGAACACTTTACCATCGAATCCGGTAATACTGGATAGATGAAACACCAGGTTCTCTGTCACTGTCTTTATCTTAATCATTTGAGATTTGCTTGATTTATTTTATCAATTGCCTTATCCAACTCCCTTAAAACTGTTTCATCATACTGGCCTTGATTGGAATCAACCGTTGTAGTAAAGAAGTAGGAAGCAGCTATGGAACCACGATTATAGCCTTTCCTGGTATAACGCTGTACTGTACCACCTTCGAGAAACACCAACCTATATGAACCGGAACCTGAACGCCGGTTTGATGTAATGAGAACATAGCCTTTCACTCCATCCTCCTTATCATCCTGAACCTTGGTAGCGCGGATACCATCAATGAGTTTGTCTCTATATAATGGATTCTGCTTGGTACCGGATGGAAATAAAGCACGGAATCTTTGGCGAGCCTTGTTCCGGATAAGGAGCAATCCTTTACGTACACCGGTTTTCAACGCTCTTCCCATCTCACGGACGTTCAGTTTTATGAATTTTTCATAAACTTCATCCATATTGGTTGTGAACTCGGTATTAGCCATTACTGAATAGTTATATCTTCAATCACCTGCTCAATCTCCAATGTGACGCACTGTTGATCACGGTCGTACAAAGGAGCTTGGGTAAGGCGGTAATAGTGGTCCTGGAATTTGATGATGTCATTGTCGTGGATATCTACATAGATACGCATCTGTAAGGAGTGGGTATTGGGATATACGATATCACCATTGAAGTTCTCCCTGTTGTGACTACGATGTAACACCCTGGCTCTATATACGTGAACCATTGAGTACACTGTAACCTGTTCACCGAGGGAGTTTGTGGTGACAGTTGGACGATAGATATCCACTACCTCTTTCAATAGTCCTGCTCTGATTCCCATTGTTAGTTGTTATTTTTTTCGAGGTAAAGATTACCTGCGTCAACCAACAGTGAATCCTCGGTCATCTTCTTAACCTTACCCTTCAATCCATCGTAACCATCCGGATCACGGTGAAGTATGAGTCTACCGGTAGATTTTTCAATCTCAAGTCTACTAATCACATCGGCCAACACATCGTTCACATACTTCTCACTTGTTACATCAGCATAGCAATGATAGAGGTCGAGTAGGTATCGGTAACCGAATGGAACGGAGGTAACGTTGGTGTAGGCATTGACCTCACGGTTCGCATAGAGATCACCAATATACAGTAAGGCAGCGTGACATATAGGTGCCGGTAACTTACCATTTTCGTCCTCGAACGCCTCAAGTGGGCAACATAGATCGACTTGAACGGTAGCCAAGGCTACCTCAATCAACCACTCAACGTATGTATCATCGTCAGTGAAGTCGGTATCTATATTACATTGCTTCTTGGCAAGGGCGAGATTTATATATTGTTTCATTGTTATGTTGTTTCTTTTAATAAAAAAGGCTCCGAAGGCATTACGCCCTGGAGCCTCCTTCATATGCTACTTAACTATCTTCAATTACTATTCGGTAATGGTGTAGGTCTTGATAGCACCCTCACGGAGAGGTTTGGCATCAAACCAAGCATTGATAGTAATGACCACGGTAGCGTTCTTGGCCTTGGTCAGGGAGTCGACTGTTAGATCCAAGGCACCCCACTGTGCAATCACATACTGGTCAAACTGACCAACAGCGACCTTCTTACCAGTAATGAAACCGGTGCAGGTAGCAGGTACTCCATCAACAGCCTCATTTTCGAATACCATACCGGTAGCGTTGGTACCCTTGATCATAGAACGGAGAGCGGCCTTGGCGGAAGGACTGAGGATGTAATGTTTCTCACCGATAAACTTGTTCTCTTCAAGTGTGGCTTCCATCTCACAGATACCAGCGAAGTCAGTAACTGTATCTGTAGAACCATAAAAAATTCCGGCAGGTTTGTTGGAGGTACCAGCAGCGTCACCAAGGATAGTACCCTCGAGCTTCTGGGCGATAGCATTGACAATCTCATTACGAATAGCGTTCTCGGCACCCACGCTGTCCTGCATAATGAACTGTTTGGAAACCTCGATGGTGGCGGAGAGGCGCTTTGGCTGGAGTTTGACATTGGTGAAAGCAGTGCCAAGGTTATCAGCCTCATCAACTTCACCTTCCCAGTTAGCAGCACCGTTGCTCAT